ATGCCTATGAATCTTATGATATAAATACTAAAAAAGTGTCTGAAGAAGATGAGTCTGTTTGAGAAATTAAAAAATAAAAGATTATCTCTGCACGAAGTAAAGGATGATACAAAGGGTAGACGTAAAAATATCAAGACCTCTTCTAAAAAAGGAATTTCTGATTCTGAAATAAACAAGAGATTATCTGCTTCCACAACTAAAGGTGATCAAGCAAGGTCACAGTATGGTGCAGATGGTGGTTATGGTGATAGTAATGTAGGTGATGCCACTACTAATAAGTCACTGAAGAAAGGAAAACCTTTTACAAAGGCACAGTCAGATGCAATACAATCTAAATCAACCTTAAATAAATCTAAAAAATATGCAAGTGGTGAATATCCAAAGATAGGTGGAGGAGAACGTATGTCTCCAAAATCAAAAGGACCTGGTGCATCTACAGGTGGTCAAAAAAATCGTGTTGTAAATCCAAAGAGTAAAGGAACTACACCTGTTACAATTAGTAAAACAAAAACAGTAAAACAATCTGAAGTATCAAAGAAAGCATCAGAATTTACTGCGAAAGTTAATAAGAGAAGAATAGAAAGAGGAACTAAAAAAGCAGAAAGAATAAAAGATGCTACTGGTGGTAAGAAAACTGGTTCTTTGAGAAAAGGAAATCTATCATTTGCTGGTGATAGAAGTGGTGCATATAAAGCAACAAAAACTGACATAGAAATAAGAAAAGGATTTAGTGGTAGACATGGAGGATTAAAAGCAGATGAAAGAAATCCATATGTAAAAAGGTCTGTAAGAAAAAGTAGGGTAGATAAATTAGGTGGTGATATTTACAAGCAACCAAAATTTTCTCAAAAGAAATTTGATAAATCAATAGGTGGTGCTAAAAAACCCACGACTCCTGCAGCACCAGGATTATTTGGTGATGGTGATACAAAAGGTCAGATGAATGTTAAAGGCATGGAAAAGAAAGCCTTTAAGGTAACACAACCAAAAGATGTAAAATTACCAAAATCATTTACAGACTTTAGTAAAAAAATTAAAAAATACAGAGTTGATAGAGAAATTGAAAAGAAAGTAAATCAACCGTCTTATCAGATAAAGACTAAAGGTAGCGGTGCTAGTACTGGTGGTAGTAGTGCAAATTATTCAAGCACAAGTTCTAGAACTGGTAGTATGAAAGGAGGAAGTAAACCTAAGAGTGGATCATCTTCAACAGGTGGAGTTGGATATAAACCACCTCAAACACCAAAAGGTGGTGCTTTAGGATTCCCTAATCCTCCTGAAGATGGAACATTTAAGGGAAACATACCAAAAAAACCTAAAGTTACGGGAGATGCTTTTGATAATTTAAGAAATAGAACAAAAACACAGTTTGGTAAAATTAGAGATACTAAAGCGTTTGATGTTAGATATAATAGAATGAAAAATTTGAAATCAACACCTAAAATTTTAAAATATGCAGGTAAACTTAGAAATCCAAAAGTAGCAGTTCCTGTAGCACTTGGTGCATTAGCTGTAGCTGGGATTGCTAATAGATTTGGACCAAAACCAGAGGGGAAGAAAAAAGATACTCTTACAGACAAAGACTTCAAATTAGCTACTAAGACTGGAATAGTTAAAAAGGATGGAAGTCAAGTTAGACGAAACTTAAACTTTGGAAAGAAAGTTAAGAATAAAACATCACAAGAGACCACATCTTCAATCAGTAAAAAATTAGGTAAAAAAGAGTATAGAGTAAAATAAGACTATAAATAAGTTAGTAGAATATTGAATTAAAATGTTTAGAGACTTAAAAGAATATCACGAGATTGCAAAAATTTATACTGACAAGGATTCTAAACCTGAAAATCTTGAGGAGAATCAAGCTAATAGAATGAAAATGAAGGAGTTAAGAACTTCAAATACACCAAAGACTAGAGAAGAGGTCGGTCTAAAACCAAAGGTAACATCTTTTGCAGACAGAAGAGCAGCAAGAACTGGTTATAAAAAACCAGAAAAACCAATGCCTACCACTGCAGAAATTCGTGCAAAGAGTACAACTGGAATGAGTAACATTCCTTCAAAGGAAGGTAGTGCTGTTATTGGTGGTAAAAAAATTAATCCTAATTTTGGAAAGAAACCAGAACTTAAAAATAAATTTGTAGAAAAGAATCCACCACCAGAAGGTAGTGCAAGAGCAAAAATGAGAGCAAAGAATATTGAAAGATTTGGGAAGGAGAGGGTTCAAAAATTAGTACAAAAGAATCAAGAGTTCCAAGCAGCGAAAAAGAGTGGTAACTTAGCACAGTTCCGTAAAGATAATCCAAAAATTTCTGGTGCTGATAGAGCAAAGCAAATGGCAAGAGATAGACTTGCTAAGAAAGCAGCAATGGAAGAGTATACTCCTTATGATATTGTTCTTGAGTACTTACTATCTACAGAACAAGTTGCTACAATAGAAGAAGCAAACTATGTAATGACTGAGATGGATGCTAAAACTATTCAATCTATTGTTTTTAATTAAAGTGTTATAAATAAAGTGCCTTAAGGTACTTTATGCTATCAAAATACGACAAACTTTCTATCCAACGCAATCCATTTAGAGAATACTCTAAACCCATCCAACACAAATACAACAATTCCAAATACTCTCAACTTAGAATTTATTTTAAGTGTGAGAGTTTTTATTTTCAGAATAAATCTAAGGACGAGTAACTGTTCTCTTAACTAAAACTTCTCCTTCTATAACCCTTTCAACTGTAGTTCCGTTATTTAATAATAAATCGTAGAAATATTTTCCTGCCTTTAAATTATTTGTAAGATTAGCCGCCATTGAAATTCTAACTTTTCCTGATGTAGGATTTGTGAACCCAACATTAAAAGATCCTGCAAGTGATGATGAAGGATATTTTCTGATTCTACAAGCACCAGTGTAACCTGTTAGATTTAAAGCACTGTTTGAGTTACTGTCTTCGAGAACAAATGTTTGCTCAAAATCAGTATTCGTATGTATAGTAATATTTGTGCTAAAGACTGCCATGTTATTATTTATGTGAAGAATCCTGTGGATATGCCTGGTCTTACAAGTGCAGTGCCTTCAACACCGATGATTTTATCTCCACCAGGACGAGTAAGTAAAACATCATAAACGTGTCTGCCTGGTTTGATGCCTGAAGTAACAGTATCTGCAATTGATATATTGATTTTACCTTCTTCGGGACTTGTAATTGACACCGCAATTCCCACAAACTTTGTGCTGTCTGGATGTTTTCTAAGTTGAGATTGTGCAGTGAAATTAGTTAAATCAACTACTCCTGTACCATCAGCACTGAATAATTCTAAATCCTCAGTGAAATCTTCTCCAACATTAATAATTAAATTTTTAACAAATACAGTCATCTATATGATCTTTTATTGATATTTATGGATATATAGATATGAATGTGCTAAAATATGATTACTGTTTTGGAAGTTGATTATGAAAACCCTTGGATATATGAAGGTCGTCCTTTTACCTCTTATGATATTGGCGACTACTATGGGTTCGTCTATCGCATCACAAATACAACAAACGGAAAGCAATATATTGGAAGAAAGTACTTTACTCAAAAAAGAAAACCAAAAGGAGGAAAACGAAAAGTTACATCAGAGTCTGACTGGAAAAAGTACTATGGAAGTTCTGACGAACTTAAACGAGACATTAAGGATCTTGGCAGAGACAATTTCAGGAGAGAAATCATCTCTCTCCACACAACCCTTGGAAAAGTAAACTACGAAGAGACAAAACAGTTGTTTTTACACAATGTGTTGATGGAATCACTTGACGACGGAACTCCAATGTATTATAATAGCAACATACTCGGACGCTACATGCGTAAAGATTATGGACAGTTTCACGAAAAATCTTAGAACTACTTATGATTGGACAATAGATCGAATGAATGAACTATGTACAGACGGTGATATTGAACAACTTAAAGATGCTGTTTCTATACGTCAGGAATTTGCAGAGTGGTTACTCACAGAAGATAAAAACGTCAATCACAATATCGTCTCCCTTGAATATATGGGAGAAGGTAGCGAGTATGATATATAATTTGTATTAAATAGTATTATGTTACAGAAAATAGTAAATGGAATCGCTATCGCAAGTGGTATTGTATCTATCACCGTTGTTGGTGTTGCTGGTTACGTATTCATACGCAAGGATGCGATTATCGAGAACGTTAAAAGCAAAGTAATGGAATCAGTATTACCTGGTGGAATTGGGGGAGCATTGGGTGGTGCAGGAGGTTTAGGTCTACCATCACCATCAACAGCAGCTCCAGACGTTCCTAAAGTACCTCCAGTTGGTGAGGGGTTTGGTGTACCTAGTTTTTAAGATTAATTTTCTATATATAATATAGATGTATTGATTCCATGACAGAAAAAGTTGAAACAAAAAAAGAAGTAGTAAAGCCTAAAGGTCCTCTTGGTAAACTTAAAGAAGCAGTGGACGATAAAGAAGAGCAGATGGCAATTCTGAGTACTTTTGTTCGTCTTGGAATTTTAGTCTGGGCAGGTGGAATATTAACATTAAATTATGTTACCTTTCCTGGTATGACTGAGCAGGACAAGATTGATCCGACCTTCATAGCTTCGGTTTTCACAGGAGTTTTAGCTACCTTCGGAGTCGAGGCAGGAAAGAATAAAGGTAAATCAGCATCAAGTGGTGGAGCAAACATATCCAAGAAGGATATGGAAATGCTTATAGAGAAAGCAACTCAAGCAGCACCCGTTCAAACAATCAAATTAGAGCAAGCACCAATGATCATATCACCTGGTAATGCTCCCAAGAAAGGATAATGGAAAAGAAAGAAGTGAGATGGGGTAAATGGTTCGCTCTCGGTTTGGGTGGAGTATTTGGTTTATCTCATATTGGTATGATTGGTATGATTAGTAAGAAAGCTAGCGTACCAGTTATAAGTCCACCTGTAGGACCTTATACCTCTTATGTTATTTCTGCAAGTAAAGAAGGATATAAGTTAAGTTACACAGCAAATGATCCCAAGACAGCATTCATTAC